TGTTGCTATTCGATTATGTTTTAAAGAATATCATGTCATGTCAAGACATGTCAAATAAAAAAAATATTTATTTTACTTTATGTTTATTTTCCTCATACCATTGACGCACTGCATTATTAATCATGCTGTTGAAATTAATATCTAGACTGCTACATGTCTTTTTAATCTTTGGCAACATTTCTAATGTTTCGTTTTGCCAGCGTAATGAATGTGTGTCTTTAATTATCTTTTGCATAACTACAAACTATCAAAAGGTTGGTATCATGTCAAGACATGACTATTAAATGCTATAATTAAAAGATGGCAAAGAAACCAGAGACAAAAGCAGAGAAGAACAAACGGTTGAATGAGTTGAATCGCAAGACTAAAGCAATGAAGGGTTTAACACTTCAACAAAGAAAGATAGTCAAAGAAGTAGGGAACCCAGAACATAAGACATTAAGTGAGGTGTCTAAGGCAGCAGGCTTAAGTCAAGCACCGGCATCTCGTAGTCAAATCTATAGGGATCTAAAGAGTGCAAAGCTACAGAGAGCTATCCAGTTATACTATGCCAATGGAGAGAAAAATTTCCTGGCAGACATAGCTAGAGGCACAATTGTTGACGTGATTGAGGATGAAACAGTAGATCCAAGCGTAAAATCTCCATATGTCAAGCTGGCAGCCCAGATATCAGGTGATTTAAAGAACGTAAACGTCAATCACTCAATCACTTATAGCAAAGATGATGTGCTTCAAGCACTCAAGGACTTAATGTCTAGTTGAGACAGGCTATCACCCTCATAACACCCCCTCAGTCTCAATTGAAGTTGTAAGCTCTACGAGCTGAAGGCCTTATGTATTCGAGATAACTTGACAGAGTACACATTATGCGACGTTCATGTATGTTGCTGTTGACTTTGTAAGCGTGTAGATGTGAGCCCTAAGAGGTAGGGGGGAGGGGGTGCCTACCCCCAAGGATCCCTATATATATAAAGCATTAGTGATACTTTTATACGCGCTTCAAATTTTTACTAGACATTATTACCATACTGATATAGTATAGATTTGCGTTCTGAGAGCCTCTAGGGGGTCTAGGAGCGAAGATAATTAAAAACAGAGGTCAGTGTAAGGGGGTATGTGAGATGAGTAAGTTTATTAAGTTGACTTGGTCATTAGGAGATTCAGATGTTTTTGTTAGAGAGGCTTTAATCTCAGGCATTTTTAGAAGCGATGAAGATTGTAGTGTGATCTACACTCCCGATAGAGAAATCTTCGTCAAAGAAACCCCAGAACAGATCATGAAGCTGATTGAGGGGGATGAGTGATGGATGAGGAAAACCCAATTATCGGTATAAAGAGATGGATGACTCAAGAGGAAATAGATTATTGGATGAAGCAGTATGAAGAAACAAAGGATAATCATTTAAAGGACTAACCAATGAGAGAACCAAAATTCAGAGTTTGGGATAACAAAGAGAAGGAGAGGTTAGACTTTGATTTTATTGGCTTCTCTGATAGAGGCTTTGAAGTCTATAGAGATAGAGAGCAGATAGCTAATAGTTGGGATAGAGACTTGGAACTTATATACGAACACCCAGAGCTTTTAGAAAAGGATAAATGCGAGACGTAGAAGAACTTAAAAAACTGTATAATCAGTACAAAGTTAACAGAGATTTAGTAAACGATGTAAAAACCTTAATGCGTTGTACAGAGTCTCAGTTAGTAGAGAGAGTAAAGCAGCTTGTAAAAGAAAAGAAAGATCTTAGAATAAAACTAGATGGCCCCGACTAAACCTCACACATTTCCCCATTGCAGCAAGCATCAATAGTGCATAAGCATTCAGGACATCGGTAGTGACCGTGTAAAGGTTCAGGGGACACACTTTTCGCGCAATAGGGACAGTTAATCATTAGGGGAATCTCCGAAATTAATTGTGGTTGTAAATGGGAATGGTTACTGTTAGATCTGGATCACCGTCTACTACCCATACGACAACGAAGGGTTGGTAATAACCTTTAGTCTTTGCGTATGCCTTCCAAACATTAAACATAAATCCTATTTCATCTTCTGTAATTGCATCATCGGAATTAATAGTAGAGAAGTCATCCATCATAGATACATTTTAGCATACCAGTAAAGTATGATATAATAAATACTGTTCAGGTTATTAGCCAGTCTGGAAGATTTTCTTTAACCAACCTGACTTACACATGTCTATAGAAAACAGATGTCCAAAATGCTCTAAACAAGGTCGTATTGTCATCTACGACGGTATAGAAATGTGTGTCAAATGTATGGTAAATGAAGTCACAAAAAAATCCCCAAGAAAAAAATAATATTATCTTAGACTTGATAGCCCTTAAGAATTGGGAAGACATCGAGCCTAAGATTGCTGTGTTAGCGGATAAAGATCCTGAGTTAGCTTTACAGATTGGTTTTCATGTAGCCAAGGAGAGAGCTAAGAAGGATCTTTTTTATCTAGCCAGAACCATATTAGGTTTTAAATTCCTATCTGAGAAGACTCACAGACCCCTTTGTGAGTTCATACAAAACCAAAAGAACAATCGTAAGTTAATTTTATGGCCACGCTTTCACTGTAAGACGACCATTTGCAATACCGCATACGTTATTTGGCTTCTTATAAACAATCCAGAAGCAAGGATATTAATATTAAGTGCTACTACCACTGTTGCTCGTGACATGTTATCGGCTATCAAAGGTCATTTTTTACAAAATGAACGCTTTAGAAGTATTTTTCCAGAGTTATGTCCTTCACTTGGAGGAGACTTTGGAACACAGGATCACTTTGATATACCCCTCAAGACAGAAATCACCAAAGAACACTCAGTAAGTGCAGCTTCTATGGAAACCAACCTAACAGGTAAGCATTGGACTGTGATGATAAAGGACGATTGCGTTACCGAACAGAATTCCTCGACCAAAGAGTTGTGCGAGAAGCTTCTCCATCATAATCGTTTGAGTTATTCGTTGATGGACCCAGGAGCTGAAGAGATTGTGATTGGGACGCGTTATAACTTTGGGGATATGTACGGCTACATCTTAGAAAACATGCAAGACGTTTACAAAACAGAAATCAAAGCTGTATTTTTAGACGAAAAGAAAATCGTTCCCTTGTGGCCGGAATCGTTTCCTTTAGAAGAGATCGAGAAGAAGCGTAAAGAATCTAACGACTATGTTTTTTCCTGTCAGTTCATGAATGATCCTGTCGATCCAGCCACGGCCATATTTAAAATAGAAAAAGTAAAACAGGTTAAGAAACAAGATTTACCTGAAACACTAAACATATTCACAACCATTGACCCCGCTATATCAGAAAAAGCAACCGCAGATTATTCAGTGATATTAACAGCAGGCGTAGACAAAGATTGGAACATTTACATCCTAGACATTGAGAGAATGCATGTCAAACCAGACGAGTTGATCGATAAAATGATTTCAACCTACCTACGTTATAAGCCGTTTCATATTTCATTTGAAGATGTCCAGTTTCAGAAAGCGGTCGTTTATTTCTTCCGTAGTGTCTGTAAGCAGAGAAACCTAAACATACCCGTCAAATTACTTAAAAGGGATACGAGAGAAAGTAAGTTCCAAAGGATCTGCGCTCTTCAACCTAAAGTTGAATTTGGTGAACTTTACGTCGTTGAAGATTGTAGAAACAAAAGCGAACTGCTCGAAGAGATGAGACGTTATCCCAAGTCTCGTCACGACGACATCCTAGACGCACTGGCCGATGTCTTGCGTATTGGTTTCCCCCCTTACCAATCCCAGCGTAAGGCATCGCAGCCAGGCACGCTTGCGTATTGGGAAAGGCTTTTAGAAAATGCGCAAGAGATGGAGGGCAGAATTGGAAACGAAGATGTTGATGGAGAAAGTAATGACATACAGGAGGTACCCACAATAAGACATGTCGCCTAAAGATGATTTTAACGTAAACATTCCTTCTAGTGAGGACAATAATCCGGACATAAACCCGAAGGCTAAGAAACAAAGTAAGAAGTGGCTAAAGGATATTAAGGAATCTGAAAGAGTTCTTGAACAAGAGGAAAAGAAGTGGAAGAGATATAAGAAGTATTACAAGAATGAATTCCATGGATTTAGATCTAATGATGACCGTATTACCGTAAACTATCCGTATGCATTAATTCGAGCTTCCATTCCACAGCTTTATTTTAAAGATCCTGGTATTGCAGTTAACACTAGAAAACAGAGATCTGGTATACCAACCAAGTTAAATGCACAGCAAAAAAGTGGTAATGAAAATATAGATGGTATTTTAGAACAAGCAACCGGCATTGCACAAACCGGCAGTCCGTTTGGGTTAACACCTGAAGACCGCTCTCCAATATTAGAGTCGGTTGACAACTATCTCATTAAAGAGTTGCGAGTAAAGAAAGAAGTAAAAAAGTGTATTTTAGATACCTTTCTTTCTATTGGCTACATGAAGGTGGGCTACACCTTCGATGTAGAACTTGAAGCAAGTAAACTAGATGGCATTGTTGATTACAATGAAAAGATCAAGAGAGATTCGGTCCATATTTATCGTTTAAGTCCAAAGCAAGTAGTAGTTCCTATTGGTTATGATGATATGGATCGTATGCCTTGGATAGCGATTAAGTATCTCTTTCCAGTAGACGATGTAAAAAACAATTCTTCTTATAAGAATGTGAGTCAAGTAAAAGGTTCAAAGATTAATGTTTCTGATTTCTTCACCCTTGATAAGCCTAGTAAACAGCAAGAAAGTCAAGAGGACTTTGTTTTGGTTTATGAAATTTGGGATAAGAGAAATCAAGAGGTTATTCTTATTACTGATGCAGGTATAGAGCTACAGAGTAGACCTTGGCCGTTTATGATGGATGGCTTTCCTGTAGTGGATATGAAGTTCAATGAAGTTCCTGATGAGTATTATCCAGTTCCTGATGTGAAGTACATTGAAGCTCAAACTTTAGAGTTGAATCGTTACCGAACGAAACAGATGGAGCATGTAAGGAGATTTGGAAGGAAGTATGCCGTTAACGATGGTTTAGTAAATCCAGAAGAGCTATCTAAACTTGCAAGGGGAGAAGACGGTGTAATTTTAAAGTTTCCAGATAATGCGGGTACGGCTGTATCTGCAATATCAGATGCGCCTATGCCGTCTGATAATCGTTTTTACCAGGAAGATATTAAGCAAGATATGCGTGTTATCTCTGGATTTGACGAACAGCAGTTCGGAGCTTTATCACGTGGAGCAACTACGGCTACTGAATCAAGCATTGTTGAAGCCAATAAGAAATTAAGAATTGATGAGAAGGCTGACATTGTTGTTGATTTCATTAAAGACATCTTTAGAAAAGTAAATCAGTTAGTTAATCAGCTTTATACTCCAGATCAGATTATTGCTATTACGGGTGATAATAATACGAAGTGGGAGCCTACTGACGAGGAGGATGAGATTAAGGGTGAGTATGATGTCAAGATAGAAGCAGGTTCAACCTTACCTTTAACTGAAGAGATAAGAGAACAGAAAGCTATTACTGCTATTCAGATCTTATCTAGTCCTTTGTTTGCTCAGCATTTAAACATACCAGGAATATTATCGGAGTTTATGAAGACCCAGAAGTGGATTAAGAATCCTGATGATTGGGTGAATATAGAACAGAATGAAGCTGAAGCAGCTAGTCATGCGTCAAAAGAAAATCAGTTGATGGCGTTAGGAAGACCTGTTCAAGCGACTCCAGATGAAAATCATTTGGTGCATATGAAAGGGCATATGCAGTTCTTAGACGCTTTAAAAGGGGGAGAATTAGATGAGATTGATCCGACGGGGACTGCAAGTCAGTTATTCTTGCAGCATTTAGCTGAACATGAAGCTATGCTAGCGCAAGCTGGTGTAGATATTCAGAGTGGTGGATCACCCGTAGGAGGTAGTCAACCTTCACCAGGTTCTCCGCAAGCAACTGTAAATCCAAATATTTCACCTACTCCAGGAGGATTACCAACACCAGATCCTGCTACTGATGCATTTGGTGTTCAATCAGGAAACAATGCCTAACTACGATTACAAATGTCCTAATTGCAAAATCAAGGTCGAACTATTTAGAAAGATTTCAGACACAAGTGAAGTTATTTGTGATGAATGCAAGTCTGAGATGGAATTGGACTATTCAAGTCCTACCCAACCTCCAGACTTTGGTTTTAAAGCTTTTTGGTCCGAGAATTTGACCCCTAATCCAGGAAAAGTCTACGTTAGTTCTCGAGAAGCTAAAAAGAAATTAATGAAACAACATGGCCTCGAAGAGGCCGGTTAGCTAACCGCAAGAAAGGATTTATATGCCCGACGAAGTTACCCAGACCCCACAACCAGAAGGACAAGCCCAGGCCCCTTCGCCCACAGAAGGTGGACAAGTCGAAAGTTCAGGACAAGCCGTGGAGGCTGCCCCTGAAGTATCTTCCGACCCAGAGACGTTAAAACAAAGTTACGAAGAGTTACGCCAGAAATTTAATCAGCGTGACCAAGAGCTAGTTGCCTTGAGAAAAGATTCGGATACTCTTAAGTATTTGAAGAATGATTCAAAATTTGTTGACTGGGCTCAGCAAACCTACGGGGGCAACACTCAAACTCAAAACCCTCCTGCTAGTGAAACGGAAATTGGCTATGATGATGATATACCTCAGACGAGAGCGGAACTATCTCAGTACGTTGCTCAAGAGGTAAATAAGCAAATCAACCACGATCCTCTCATTAGTAAGTTCAAAGATCAATCAGTAGATCTGGAATTTCAACACCTCGGTGGGAAATATACAGATATAACTAATTACAGACAAAAAATGATCGATTACCAATCTGCAAATCCAGGCGTTAATATGACTCTTGAAGAGTTGTATCGACAGGTTAAGTTTGATGATCTCGTTAGCGGACAACAAGTCCAACAACAGAATCAGCAATCGATAGATGCAAAGAAAAACGCATCGACCGTATCTCCTGGAATGACTTCAACGGTGACTCCTGATGACCGTCCTAGAACGGTTGCAGAGTCATTTCATAAAGCTAAAAAGCAGCTTGGTATTGATTGAGGAGGAAGTAGTAAATGGCAGGTAATTCAAACTTCGACTCCCTTATTTCGACAACTTTACAGAACCATGCATCGAATCTAGAAGATAACGTCTTCAATCCGTTGCCATTGTTCAATTGGTTGTCAAAGAAGGGTAACGTCAAAACCCTTGGTGGTGGTCGTACAATCGTTAAACCGATTATCGAAGCTAAGAACACGACCGCTGGTGAATACGCATCGTATTCACTTTTGGACACGACACCCCAGGATGAGTTTACGAGTGCAGAATATAACATTCGTCAATACTCAGTAAGTATCGCAATTAATGGACTCGAAGAATTTCAAAACTCTTCGGAGTGGGAAATAATTAATCTTCTCGAAGGGAAGATTAAAAACGCAGAAATGTCCTTACGGGACGTATTAAACACTGACGCATTTGCTTCGCAAAGCGGTAACAAGATCGAAGGATTACAAAATCTTGTTAATGATGCTGGTACAGGAACAGTAGGAAATATTAATTCTTCTACTAATACTTATTGGCAGAATCAGAAGCAGCAATCCGTAGGATCATTTGCATCTAACGGTGTGGACAAGATGAGAGCTGGTTATAATTCCGCTCTCTACGGTTCTTCCCGTCCAGATGTGATCTTTACGACTGAAGCCGTTTTTGGATACTACGAAAAAACGATGGCATCCAACGAACGATACCTCACCGTAACTGGTCCTGATGGTACTGGTAAACTTTCATTCCCGCATTTAGCGTTCAAAGCAACACCTGTTTTATTTGATCGCGCGTGTCCGAGTGGAACAATGTATTTGTTAAATAGTAACCATCTCTTTTTCGAGATGGGTAAAGGTAAGGATTTCGTTACTACACCATTTGTCCGTCCTGAGAATCAAGACGCAAAAGTTGCCCAGATTTTAGTCTACGGTAACTTAGTTGTTGACTCTCGTCGAACACACTGTGTGTTAAGCGGAATTACTGCATAAGGAGTACTGAATGGCTTTTTCGTTTACAGTCACTGAAAAGGTTCCAAGAGGTAGTCATTGGTTAGCGTTCGGAACTTTTACGACCGCAGATGGTGATACTTCAGGCACATTAGATGCTTCAACGCATGGCTTGAATTACATCATGGACCATGACATAAAGTTTGAGGTTGGTGGTGTAGCTACACCTAATCCAAAGGTTACAATCTCTAGCGGAACTATCACAATAACAGTTGACAATACAGAAGGCTATTCTGGTACTTGGAAACTGTTAGGAAAATAACTCATTATGAAGCTCGGGAAACCTTGAAGCTTCTGGTGAAAGGAGAAAAGAATAATTGAATACGCAACGCATTAACAGAACCGATGCAGAAACCATTCGTTTAGTTGTTAAAAACGTAGATGGTGGTGGATCAATTACCACAGGTGCTGGTGTTTGTTTAGTACAAGCCGGTGCTTCTATTGATGGAGTTAGCGCAGTTAATTCAACGGCTGCTACAATCAGTGGTTTTGGTGGTGTTGCAAAGCAAGACATAGCGATCAACGGTTACGGACAAGTAACTGCTTGGGGTTATGCCGCGTCAGTTCTAGTTTCACACGTAGGGACTTCTATCACGATTACTCGTGGTGATACCCTCAAACCTGGTGCAGTAGCTGGAACATTTTTCAGTTCACTTACCAACCAAGCTCTTTCAACCCTACTCTACAGATACGTCAAAGCAGCAGAAACACCCGCTGCCGTTTCAGCACAAGTCTGGATTAAGGGATTTGTAAGAGGCCTTTAATTTAAGGAAACGCTCAATGTGGACACCTACATGTTTTGTAAAACGACCTTTTGGAAAACCTCTGGAGGTGTCCCGTTGTCGTACAGATTATGCTTTAGTGACCGATGATCAATCGTGTTTAAAGAAACACGCTGGTCACTATGTTGCACAACCTGTAGTAATTAAATATTGGGAGAGAATTTCTATATGGCTGAGAATCATAAGGTAGTAAAAGTTGCTATTGCAATTCCGAATAACGGATATACACAAGTAGAATCCTATGAAAACAGACTCTTAAACTTTTTGCATTTAGGAAGATTGGCCGAAAGAAGTAAGAACGAACCTGTTGAATTTGATTTCTATTTCTTTGTAATAGGAAGAACTTTTACCCCTATGGCTAGAGAAGAAGCTGTTAAGAATTCTCTAGAGGCTGGAATGGATTATCTGTGGATGATTGATGACGATATGATCGCAGATAACGATATTTTTGAAAGATTATACAGACACGATGTTGATATCGTTGGTGGACTAGCATTCACAAGGAATCCACCCTTCAAACCCGTTATCTATTCTTGTATAGATGGCTGGGATCCTATTGATAAGAAAGATTACTTTATCAACCATTACATCATGAATTATCCAAAAGATAAGTTGGTTGAATGTGATGCATTTGGTTTCGGTACAGCTCTTATTAAAATGGATGTGTTTAGAAAAATGAAACCACCTTATTTTGCTCTATCATCACAAACAGGTGAAGACATTCTCTTTTGTTACAACGCTAAGAAGTATGGTTTTAAAGTTTATGTTGATACATCTACAAAGTTAGGTCATCTAGGAAATCCAATTAAAGTGACTGAAGATTCAGCTCATGCTTATTGGAAAGAAAGCAACCTACAAGTAGAGAGACACAACGGTGAATACATCAAATACAAAACGACAGAGGTGTCATGATAGCAACAGTGATAATTCCAACATATGATTCAATTGATTACCTGAAGAATTGCGTAGAGTCTATTCTAAAACACAACCAAGGTATTGCAGATATAGTTGTTGTTAATAACGGCAAAGCTCCATTAGAAACTATATTACCTAAAGATAAATTACTTAAGATTGTTAATACAGAGAAAAACCTTGGATGGGAAGGTGGTTTAAAAGAAGGTCTTAAACACACGGATAGCGAATTTATTGTGTTTATGAATGATGATACCTTTGTTCCTCAGACATCAAGTCACTGGCTAATTAACCTATTGTTTCCATTTCACGATAAGAAAGTAGCAGCGGTTGGACCTACTTCAAATTGCGTATCAGGATTACAAAACATATTTCACCCTAATACACCTAAAGACATTGTAACTACAAGTTATTTAATTGGATTTTGCGTAGCGGTAAGAAGAAGTGCTTTAGAAGAGGTTGGTGGAATCGATGACACGCTTCCTGGGGGGGATGACTTCGATTTATCAATGAGATTCTTAAAAGCTGGTTATAAGCTTTTAATTCAACCAAGCGTGATGATCTATCATCATGGTTTTGTGACAGGAACTAAAGTTCATGGTCTACCAGATCAACCTATGGGCTGGAACTCGATTGATATGATTGATAGAACCAATAAAGCTTTAATTCAAAAGCATGGTTTTAAATTATTCCTCGAGTGTCAAAGGCAGCCAATAGAGGGTATTCACGAAATGAAAGAAGGGGATATGGAAGGGGATCTTGTTAGAAGCTATATCACAGGCGAACAAGTTGTTGAACTGGGTTGTGGCTTCAGAAAAACAATTGAAAACTCTATAGGTGTAGATAGGATTAAAAAAGGAGATGCAATTTCAACCCTTAGCAATGAATTAAGTGTTGCTGACATTGAAGCAAATGCAGAAGAAGAGTTACCGTTTGAAACAGATAGTGTAGATACGATTATAGCTAGACATTTATTAGAACATTGTGTGGATCTATCGAAGACCATTAAAGAGTGGCGAAGAGTATTAAAACCTGATGGACGGCTTATCATTGCCGTTCCAGATCAAACGATAGGCGATACCATTCCAATGAATCCAGAACCCGTTCATGCCTTTACTAAATCAAGCTTACCTTCATTATTAGAGATGTTCGGTTTCCATGTTGTTGCAAATGTTGATGTAGAGAATTTTGTGAGTTTTGTAACGGTAGCTGAAAAGGTTAAAAAAGGGGCTGAAATCTATGCATAGACTAGCGATATACTATGAAAATCGATTAGGACGCAATGATGGAAATCCATTATATGTGTGGAATGATTTAAAAAACAGACAGAAGGATAACGAATTAGAAATAGACCATTTTATTCCAGATGGAGATGTGCATGTATTTGGTAATTATGATTTTCATCTTTATGTTGATTGGGGTGAAGATGCCCTATATGGAATGCTACCTTACGTTCCTTTCAAGACTCCTAAACCAAATCTATGTTGGATGAGTGACACCCACCTAGATGGTGGTTGGAGACTAGAAAAGGCTAAAGAATTTGATATTGTTTTCTTCGCTCAACAGAGTGCAGTAGAAGATGCTAAGAAAGCTGGAATTGAACATGCCTTGTGGCTTCCTCACGCGGTCTGTCCACAAGCCTATCCTAATTACGAAATACCTGGAAAGAAAACTGACATTTGTTTTGTAGGTCATATTAACTCCGGCAACAGGATAGATGCTTTGGATACCATGTTTAAAGAATTTCCAAACTTCTTTTACGGACAAAGACTATTTGAAGAAGCTGCAAGAAAGTATTGTGAATCTAAAATAGTATTTAATATCTCCATTAAAGATGATCTCAATATGCGTTGCTTTGAAGCCTTAGCAACAGGATCTTTTTTACTAACCAATGACATCCCAGAACTTCATGCTGTATTCGAAGATGGCAAACATCTTGTTACCTACAAGGACATGGATGAGGCTGTTGAGAAGGCGAAGTATTATATAGAGCATGATGAAGAAAGAGAAAAGATAGCAAGAGAAGGAATGCGATACGTATTAGAGAATCACACGATTCATCATCGCGTTAATAGAATGTTAGAAGAAATCAATAAGAAATTAGAGGTGAAAGTTTGACATCGAGTGAAATGCGTTTAGAAGTTGGAGCTTTACTAGGAGTAACAACTCTTACGAGTTTAGCGACATCTGTAAATAACAGACTTTTTAGAGCTATAAACCAAGCGAAAGATAGAGTGTTAAGCGACATTAGAATGCTTGGTATGAAGTCCACGACATTTTCAACAGTTAGTTCGCAGTTCCTTTATGAACCTGTAGAAGATTTAGGTCACATCCTATCTCTTAGACAGTACACAACCCCAACAAAACTTCAACCGATTGACTCAGCTTTATTTTATGAAAAGGTTCCAGACCCCTCAAATAATGGGGCTAGCGGGACGCCTACATATTACGTAACTCGATTAGGATTATCAGATGCTGGGTTTAACCAGATAGGTTTGTATCCAGTTCCTGATGCAGCTATTACGATGTACCTCACGTATAGAATGCTTATGAGAGATTTTGCGAATGATGATTATGAAACAGGTACCATAACTTTTACCAACGGTGATGCGACTATTGCTGGCAGTGGGACAACTTTTACGGCTGCCATGGTTGGAAGGTATATAAAAGATGGCAATGGATATTGGTATAAAATTAAAACATTTACTAACACAACAAGTATGGAACTAGAAAAAGATTATGTTGGTACAACAGAAGCTGGAGTAACTACTCATATAGCAGAACGCTTTGCTTTAATGGGACAAGAGGATTCAGCTGATTACGCCATAGCTACATACGCAAAATATTTAATAACACTTACAGATAGAAACCATATAGAACTAGCTGCTTTGTTGAAAGCAGAATACGACACACAAATAAGATCTTTAAGATCAACTCTTAACTCAGATCTAGATGATCTGTTGAGAATAGCTCCAGACAACTTCGGAACACGTAACTCATTTGTTCACTTACCCTACCAATTTGACGAGTATTAAATGAAAGCATTAAAAATATTTATTCTTACAATTTTAGTCATTTCTATTTACCGAATTATATTCAGTGAATATGAAAGACACTATGGCCTCGATAAGGGATTGAATAATACGACTAATAAGATTTTGCTTATGCCTGAAGAGGCATTGGAGGCAAAAAATGTTTATTACGATAGCAAACGCGTCGTTAAGCGTCCAGGATTTGACATTGTTGCTACTTACTCTACTTCTTCTGAGAACGATAACATTTTTGGATTAGCGGATTATACAGTTTTAGGTAAGGCAGTCATGGCTACGCCTTATTGGGAAGTTCATTTTAGAAATGACGCTTCTGATGGTTTAGTAGCAACCGCAAACGCTACAGTTGCTTTATATAAAACAGCTACGAATGTAAGCGTTGATCATGATCTTTCAAGATTTCCTAAGGGAACATTTTCTTTTCCATCAGGAGTAGAAACAAATTATTTTGATTGTGTACAAATGGCTGGCGTGCTTTATTGTGCGACAGCTCAGACAGGAGGTATCCCTAACCCAGACTTAACTCCTGGATACGTAAAACCAGTTGAAAATGTAAAGTTTAATGCAAAAGCATCAGATAATTTAATTGAAAGTTTTGATACTGTTGGTGATTGGTCTTGTTTAACCGATTGCGGTTCTACTTCCGCTCAACCTGGAAAACGAGTTGAAGGAACTAATATCGTAGGATTTGATGTTACTGCTACAACTACTACTACCGTTGGGATGCAAAATACTGGTATAGATTCATTAGATTTAGAGGGACATAAAGATGGTTTAATTTATATAGAGTTTCCTGGAACCAATGATTCTATTAGTCCTATTCTAGTAAGATTTTCAACGGCTGGAGTAGGGGCTGATTACAGACAACATAGCATTACTCATAGTGGAGAAACTGGATATTATAGAATTGATTTAGATACAACAACAGCAACATCTGGTTCTACAGATGAAAATGATATAACCGAAATTAATATCTATGTTCAAAGAACAAATGCCACAGATTCGCTAGGCACTCATTATTTTGATGCCCTCACTTTCCTACCAGAATTCCATAAGATGGGTGTGCCAGCAGTAACAGATACTTTAAGTGGAGCTACAGGTGCAGCGGGAGTATTAACTGGAGATTATAAATATAGATTTTCATGTGTTCATTGGGATGGATCTGAAGGTAATTGTAGTGCAGCTAGTGCTACAGTAACTGCAGCTTCAGATAAAATAGATTTAACTTCAATGGCTGAATGTGATGGCACCTATGGTCCTGTTAGATATAAAAATATTTATAGAACTAAAGCAGGTGGATCTAATTACTTCTATGTAGCACAAATCCCTAATGTTGACACAACTTATACCGATAACACAGCAGACACTTCTTTAGGTGACTTCGCTCCTATACTAGGAGACAGCTTAAATGATAATGGAGTACCCCCAGCAGTTAAATATCTTGAAGTATTTAAAAATAGGATATGGGGTGCTGGAGATGAGGATCAACCTTCCAGGCTATACTTTTCAGAAATCAGTGGATCAGGAGCTGAACCAGAATCTTGGAGACAGGTAGATTTCTTAGATATTAACAAAGATGATGGACAAGCTATTACAGGTTTATTTGCTTCAGCTAATTCCATATTTGTTTTTAAGTCTGGAAGTGTGTGGGAAGTAAGAGGTGATAATCCTAACAACCATGTTGTATCTCTTATAAGCACTAATAGAGGCACTACATCTAATAGATCTTTAGTAGAAGTTGATGGCATTGTTTATTTCATAGATAAGTATGGTGTCTATGCTTTTAATCAGGAGGAACAGTTTGTAGAAATATCTGCTCCTATTAGAGAATCCTTATTTACAGATTTAGATACGACTGAATTAAAAGCATTTGCAGAGTATTATCCAAAGCATAGACAAATATGGTTTATGCTTCCAGCAGATACCACTTGGGGAAATGACACCTTAGCGATATTCCATTTAGATAATGGTGCATGGAGTAGCTATACCTTTGAAGAGGAATCAGGTTGTGGAACTTCTAGTGTTACAGCTTTAAATTGGTCTGAAGAAGATGAGAATACTTCTAGAATGCATATTGGGACAGGTGCACAAGGTGTATTTAGATATGAACGAGATACTAGTGATACCTTGTTAACTTCAGACGCTAGTGATGGAACGTGTGCGATAGATGCATCCTTTCAAACTAAGTATTTTTATCAGGAACAATCTCAAGACGGTGGACCTATTAAAGAAAAGATCTACGATCACTTCTATACCTTGTTCGAGGTAGAAGCTAGTGGTGATGCTGTAGTTGCTTGGGACTTTGATTATGAATCAGCTTTTTCAGATTCAAATACAGTCACCTTAACAGGTAACGCTAACCAAGACGTGCTTTATAAGAAGGTATTTTTTGAAGGCAGTTCTGGAGACAACCGAAGTGTTTCTTTTAGGATTACTGATAATTCCACTACAGATGTATTTACGTTATTAGGTCTTGAAACGCATTTCAAGAAAATAGGAGGGGATAGGTGAGCAAGCTTACATTCCCATTTCTACCTAAAAGCACAACATCTATGAAGAAGTTATCTCTTCTTTTTGAGTATCTTCAAGGTTGGGGGGAGTCAAACGGATTAGGTCATTCATCTAAATACATCGATGTTACCTTTAATGCTAATCAATCTATTCCTGATAATACTAGCACTGATCTTGTTTGGGATAGAATTCTTGAAGATGACGATAACGTTTATGATGGAACTACAGGTGAGTATGTTTGTCCGACAGACGGGATCTATTCATTTATGACGTATTTACGATATTCTATGAACGATGGCGATCTCGCTTTGGTTTTTTTACGTATCAATAACGGGAGTAGGTCACATAGAGGTAGTGGAGATCTGACGGGCGCAGCGAACTCAGTAATATTAGTACATGGAAATTGGTCTCTTAAATTAATTGCTGGAGATCGTGTAAAAGTTGTTGCCCACCATATAAGTGGTGGCAGCATTTCATTGATAGCCACAGCAGCTCAATCAGAGTTCATAGCCTACAGAGAAAGAATACTATGAAGATAACTGTTAAAAAAGAACATAAACCTAACATACTTCATGATGAAATATTAGAAGCCCTTCCTGAATTACGCGGTACATTAGAAGATGGTATTTACCATAAAGCTAAACTCAAGGTTTCTCTTAGCGATAATTTAACCACGTTTGAGTTTCCTGATAATGTTGATGCTACTGTAATACAAAACGTAATTGAGAGCCATGACAGTAAGAAGAAAACAAAAGAAGAACTTAGAAATAAAAGAAGAAAAGAAAGCAAAGATCTATACGATCAACATAAATTCTTAACTGTAAGAGACATTAATAACATGTTAGCAAGCGTTAAAACATTGGAGGAAATGAAAGTGGCAGTAAGAAGAATAGCAAGCCTCTTACTATATCAAGCGAAATATTTAGATGTACAAGAGGAGGATAATTGATCTTAAATCATTTTACTACCCAGGAAGCTAAAGAGAAATTGGAGGCAGGCATTCCCTACGATAAGTTCGAAAGCCCTATTCATGGTACCTACGATCATGGGCAGGGAAAGTTTGCGGGGGATCAGCTTTACTTATCTTTAGATGACGATGCTTGGCGTTGGAATGATGGTAAGGAATTATTTCCTGTAGCATTTGATCTATCTCAAGATGTTAGAAAATATGCATTTGATTCATTATTAAGCTTGAGAAATTCAATATATGAAATATCTAGATTAGCAAAGAAGGTGTTAGACCCAATGCATCCTAGTGGAGAGTTTTGGGATTTCTTTAAGAAAAAGTATGAAATAGCAATCATTGCAAACACAAAGAAAATATTCCTTAGTGAGTTTTTCAATAACGCCTTTGCTGACCAAGTAATTGTATTTAACTTAAAAAAAGCAAAGGTTGTTCATAAGGAGGCATTAAGTGGGCTTTAAGCCAGATCAAGTAGAGAAGTTTCCAGGTCCTGGAGGAAGAAAACTAATTGGTTGGAAGAATCCAACCACAGGACAAACGGCTGGAATTAATATTCCAGGGTTACAGGGTTACACTGTCCCTCTATGGGGGCCAGCCCCTCAGACATCTTCAGGTGGGGGGCACCGAGGTAGCAGCAGTAGCGGAGGTGGACATAAAGGTGGGGGTGGTACTCAACTCCCATCATACAAAGGGTTGCTTGCAGCAATTAAAAATGATCTTAGAGCCCCTGTATTCAATGAAGGTAGATTTAGATCAAGAGCAGGTGTGCTTGATGAAGGATCAAGAATACAAGCTGAGAAAGCAAGACGTGCGGTAGCCGGAAGGTTAGGATCACAAGGCAATCTATCTAGTGGAGCTTTTATTGAAAACCTTAAAGATATTGGTGAAGCTGAATCTAGAGATATAGGCGGTAACTTAGAACAGTTGGCAGAAGATGAAAGATCCTTCCTTACTAACACAAGGCTAAGAGGATTAGAGTCCGCTGAGAGATTGTTTAGTAATCAGCTTAGAGGTATAACGGCTCAAGACATTGCTAAAGCTAATAGAGACTTCTCAGCTCGTCTTGGTGCGCAACAATTAGAGTTTTCTCGTCAGCAATCAGCTCTTGATAGGGCCTTACAGAGAGAACAATTAAATATATTAGTTTCTCAAAGTAATCGCGGTGGTGGTAATAATTTCCTAAGTGGACTGCTTGGTAGTATCGGAGGTGGAATAAACTTAGGTAGTACATTAAGAGGTTTATAATTAATGGCTAAGAACCCAGGAGAACAATTAGACATACATGATCCTTTGTTGGAAGCTACGTTAAGAGCAATGCAAAGGAAGAATGTAAGCCCTCAAGCTGAAAAGGAGTTCAATCTTGTAGGCGATATTGCAAGAGAAGACACTCGTTCTTCATCTGCAAGAGTTAATAGAGACACAGGTAAGAGGGTAGATAGAAACTTTGGGGGAGATATTGCAGCTGGAGCAACCGATGACCTTAATAGAAGGAGAGGATTACTCTTAAGAGAGTTTGATGAGAACATGTCTACCAGTGAAAGAAACTTCATGGAGAAGATTAAGACCGGTGGTCTCAGTGCTGGTTTAGGAATGTTCGATTCTCAGTTCGGAGCTATTACCCAGACTAATGTAAATAGACAGCAACAATTAACTCAACAAAATGCTGTCAATCAAGAAATAGATTTCTTGAGTAAAGAATCGGAACTTGATCGTATTTTAAATAGAGAAAACTTTGCTGGTCAGCTTAGAATGAGTGAAAACCAAAGAAGAGCTGAAGAGAAGAAGAAAAAAGGTGGTCTCTTTGGAAGCATCTTTGGATCTATCTTAGGCTTTGCAGCTGCACCATTTACGGGTGGAGCATCTTTAATACCGGCAGCAACTAGTTTGGGTGGTGGTTTAGCACGACAAGCAGCAGGAGGGAACTAATGGCAATAAAAGGATTTAGAAGACCGTCAAGAGGATCAAACCCATCAATATCTCAAGCTAATGCTAGCAGAGGTCCTAGTGGAATTGATATAGCTAGTCAAGTATTTCAAATTGGAGGTCAATTAGCTCAATTTGCTAAAGCTGGTAAAGATCAAAAGTTTCAAAGTAGCATTAATGTGACTAGATCTATACTTGATAGAGAAAAACAAAAGGTAAGTTTTCTTATCAAGAACAATGCTGCAGATGAAATGGACTTTGATCGTTTAGATAGAATTCAAGACATAGAAAGCGTTCTTGATAATGGTGAATCTAGAGGATCATTCAGTGAAGAGGAAAGAGCTTTACTTGATCAAGGTTTAATTGGTGTTACAAACGATGAGCCTATGTCCAGCTTTGAAGCTGTTCAAGAGGGTGAGGCTAGAAGTAATGTTGAGGGTATAGCAAATGAAGAAGCTAAGGCAGCTAGAGCAACTGCTAGAAAAAGACCACAACAAAGAAGAGACAAACAAGCTACTCAAGCTTTTGGTTTTCTTGATAAAAATGAACCTGCTTCATTAGGTGTTGCTGCAGACATAGAAAGAGCTCAATTTGGAGAGCCTACAACAAGAGATGTGGAACACGCAGGAATTAGGGCTATGTTAAGTGGTATTAATACACCGCAAGCAGATACATCTCCTCTAGAAGTTATAAGTCACGCCAGAAAAGATCCTAAAAAAGTTAAAGCTTTAAAGAAAAAAGCTCCTCAAAGTTCGAAAAGCCTAGACCCTGAAGAAGAGTTGGAATTGTTAGGATTCAAAGATAAGATTCCACAGTTAAAAAAAGAAGGTAGAAATCTTAAAATTGCAGCAAGAAAAGCAAGAGAAGCGAGAAAAGAATCAACTTCTATCGTGAATGCAGCAATTAAACAAGTATCAAATGAATACGCTGAAAACTTAAAAGATCCTAGTGATAAAGAAAACAAGAAACAATTCAAACTAGACGTTAGAGCGAGAATTGAATTTATTAAAGAACAAAAAGAAGAATCTAATTCATTGTTGGAGGACTTAGGTGTCTGATAGAACTGATGAAATTCTGTTTGGTAAAACTAAGAAGTCAAAATCTGTAGATAGAACTGATGAAATATTATTTGGAAGTTCTAGACAAGAAAACGAGGCTCCAGAATTCGATGTAAGCCCTTCTTTTGGGGGAGTCCATGATGAAGGTGCAGCATTACCTCAAGAAGAACCTACGACTATTGGGGAGCAAATAAAGCAAAATCCATTATCAGCATTAACAGTTACCTCTAGATTGGCAGGTCAAGGCATTAAAACTGGACAAGATGTCTTAACCAACCTACTTGAACCAGCTTTTGGTGGTGAGTTTAAAGGATTAGGCTATGGAGTTGATTTAGAGAAGGATTTCAGCCAAGAAGAATTAGTTAAAGCTCCATTTGCCTTTGACAGAATTAAAGAAGCTTTAGGTGATGGAGTTATTGGAACTGGAGCAGGTATAGCTGGGGAACTATTAATACCAACAGGGTTTGCTAAGTTAATCGGGGCTGCAGGTTCTAAGGCTACTGAAGGCCTTAGAATGAAAAAGAAGATTAAGAATATAAAACTTAAAAGAAAGCAAGCTCGTAATCTAGCTAAAGCAACAGCTGACATTGAAGGAAAGGAAATACAAAACCTTAGACAACAAGTTGAGGGAATTTTAGCTAAAGGTGAAGATACTTTAAATATTCCTATAGAATCAATTAAAAACAAAACCATTGATACTGTTTCTAAACTTGGAGGAGAAGGGGAAGATTTATTAAGAAGACGATTCTTTTCAAATATAGATGAAAATAGACCTGATATTGGAGACTTAACTAAGAAGAGTCAAATTGAACTCAATGAATACTATAAACAAATATCAAATGAAGAATCGGTTGCTAAAGCAGATTTAAGAATCGCGGAGAATCCAACCAAAGCTCATAGATATGTATTAGCTGAAAAGACACCTTCTGCAGAACATACAGCTACCTCACTACGATTAATGGATTATTACGAATATCTTGAAAAAAAGGGAATAGATACATCTAGTGAAATAGCTGAATTAGTAAATGATATAGCTCCAAAGCTTACTCAAATGGGACAAGCGATACAAGCTGCTTCAATATATGGAAGAATGACCCCATCAGGGGCTCAAATATATGCTCAAAGATATGTTGATAAATTTAATAAACTTAATCCTAAAAATGCTGTAGATATCACAGATCAACAATTTAAGAATATAAGATCACAAGCTGAAACAATAACTGAGATGTCCGAAGGTTGGGAAAAGGCATTTGCATCATCTAAGTTAATTAAATCAATAAATGAATTAGTTCCTAGGGTGGGGACAAAAGCTTTTCTAGAAAAAACAGCAATGACTCAAACTATAGCCCAACTATTAAACCCTAAAACAATCATTAGAAACCTTGGAGGTAATGCTGGTTTTTCGATAGGCGAAAATATATCCGATGTACTTGCAACGCCTATAGATAAGATTATAGGTAAATTTACAGGCAAAAGAACAAAAGCTCTTCCATCAGTAGCGGAACAGTTTAAAGGTTTAGTTCAAGGATTGAAAGAGGGGACTAAAGAAGCATTAGCCGGAGTGAATGTAAATCAATTAGGAACAAAGTTTGATATACCTGCAGGAGAAGTCTTCCAAAGTAAATTTGGAAAAGGAATGCAGAAAGCTTTATCAATTGCTTTAAGAGCTCCTGATAAAGCCTTTTATAAAATGGCTTACAGAAATGAACTTAAAAACTTAATGAAGTTAAATGGAGCTGAGAAGCCTACTGCAGAAATGATAGAGCAAGCACATTATGCTGGTTTATTTAGAACATTTCAAGATAATAGCTTATTAGCTAAATCATTAAGTAATTTAAAATCAAAAGTATTTAATGTCGGACAGCCTTTTGGGTTCGGAGATTTAGTAATAAAATACCCAAGAACACCAGCTAACCTATTAAATAGAGGTTTCTCATATTCTCCCGCTGGTTTTGCTAAGACAGCATTTGAAGCTATTAAACCAATGGTAGGAAAAGATTTTAATCAAAAAGCATTTGTTGAATCTTTTTCTAGGGCATTAGTTGGTAGTACAAGTTTAGTGGGGACAGGGGCGTTACTTCATAATTATGGGATACTTACATTGGAAGGCCCTAAAAGCGGAATAGCCAGAGATCTCCAAAGATCTGTTGGTATAAAACCCTACAGCATAAATGCTACAGCTTTTAAAAGATTAGTATACAGTGGGTTTGATAAGACTGAGGCTAAGTTTCGTCCAGGTGATAAAATGGTTACTTATGATTGGTTTCAACCATTTGCATTTCCAGTAGTAATGGGTGCTAGCATGAATGATGGTTGGAATAACGAGACAGAACCTGTAACTAATAGCATTGAGGTATTAGGAAGATCATTTACGTCGTTATTTGAAGGAGTTGATGCTTTAACTCAGACACCGTTACTAACAGGAGTAAGAAGATTTGCAAGAAATCCTAGTATAGGCAAGGCTTTTGCGGAAACGGTCGCTCAAGCTCCGAGAACATTTATACCAACATTAATAGCGCAAATGAGGTTTTATTCAGATAAAAACCTTAGAGATATTTTTGATGACGATACTGTTATGGGGGAAACAAAACAAATTCTAAGACAAGTAACTGATAGAATTCCGTGGGCCTCTAAAATGCTATCTCCAAGATTAGATCAGTTAGGACAAGAACAAGTCCTTATAGATGATGAAGATAGAACGGTATTTAATGTCTTTTTTAATCCAGCAATAACTGGAGAGATATCAGATGATCCCGCAATTCTTTATATGTGGAATTTACAACAAAGAACAGGAACTGCAAGGCATGTTCCTAATATAAGAATTAAAGATTTAACATTAAATGGTAATAAAATAAAGCCTACCCCCGAACAAAGAAGAGATTTTATATATCAAGTTGGTAATGAATATAAAAAATTATTAGATAGAATGCTAAATAATAAAAGCTTTGTTAAAGCTAATCCTCATGCTCAGGTGAGTAAACTATCCGGAAGATTAAATAAGATAAGAGCTAAAGCGAAGAAAGATGTGTTTGGTAAAAAACCTAAGAAACAGAAAGTTGAAAACCAATCCATCAAAACACCTGATATAGAAACAATACTACAAACTATTCAGGATCAGAATTAGAAATGTCTTTTCTTTTAAAGAAATGGCATCCAAATGAATGGATCAAACTATTAATTATCATCATAACAAAACCTAATCCAGCGATATATCCACCTATTTTAGCTAGTGGTTCAGATATGAATGCAAAAACAATAAATATTAAAACACCTATCCATAGCATCCAATGGCACAATGCAATTAAAAACCAAAAAGAATCTTTAATTTCTCGTGTAGCTTCATATAGCTTAGATATTCTCAAGAAAGGCCAAGCAATAGCCCTATACCATATTGGATCTTTATATACTTTCATAACAACCTCCAACACCCATTATAAGCAAATAGGTTATAATAGTACAAGAAATATTATGCATTACCCAATTTATGAATACAACCATATTTTTCCTCTCAATGGGGCTCCTTATCCAGCCTATTCAGGGTGTGGAGACCATCAAAGAAGAGAAGTTAGTTTTAATTCCAAGGAAACAAAGCAACCACATATACAGCGTAATAGTTTCAGACCCAAGCTATTATCGTCTAGTAGAAACATCAGTATAAGGAACAATTTATTATTTAATCGCGTACTCGCATGGCAGTTGACAATGAGCACCGTAAAGAACTAATGGGCGTGGAGTAAAGGATACTAATGAAGACCAATAATGCCAATGAATCGAAGATCGGATGGTTACACAAAGTTACAAATGAATTAAATGCCCTCACTAAACGCAAAGATGTTTTAGCAGAGGAAACAGCCTCATCCGAGAAGATGAAGCAAGGCATTATTGATGAGATATCAGCTCTTAGTATTAAGAAAAATAAGATGCTTTCTGAAGTAGACAAATACAATATGACTTTAGTTGAACTTCATAAAAATAAGAAGGCATTACTTAAAGAGCTTCAAGATAACAAAGATCAACGTGAAAAAGAAATAGAATCCTTTAACTCAACTACTAATCAAAAAGAAAAAGAGTTAGATAAGCTTAAAGGTCATCTCAATTCACAAATAGATCTCCTCTATGACAGAGAGAAGTTAGTAAAGGAAAGAGAAGAAACTTTAAAGTTATCCGAAGGTGAAACAGAACAGAAAAAAGAAGAACTAGAAGAAGGTGTGAAACAGCTTAATGAAGCTAGAAAAGAATCTAGTGATAAAGCTATTCAAGCCCAAAAGAACTATGAATATGCTGATGTAAAAGTAAAAGAATCTCAAGCGATAGTTAGTAAGGTTCATGAAAAGCTAGATGCTCTTAAAGTAATGGAAGACAGAAGAGATGCAATCCTACTTGAAAGAGAAGAGGCGGTTAAAGAAACAGAAAAGTTAAGAGAGAATTCTGAAGTACAAAGAAAAGAGTTAGAGGCAGATTGGGAAAGATACTCTAATGCATATGAATCTTTAGATTATAAAAGAAAGAAATTATTTGAGCTTAAGAAGATTGTATTTCAACTAATGGCAGAAAAATATATTAACGATAAGCTTGGGCCAGAAGCTAAAGAACTAGTAAATATCGTAGACGATCAATGGAGGTAATATGGCACAAGTAACTGTAGAAAGTGGCAACTATGTAACAACACCGCAGACAGTTGTCAATCCTGATGGATCTTTATTATCACCAGGAGTAAATGCAAGTTATGAATCGCATGAATTTAATGTGAACGATAGTACAACGAATTATGATGTTAAGACAACGCAAAGCGCATTTGCAACAGTCACATCAGCGAATAAGATTCTCCTTCGCTCTGATTCCACTATTACGTTCAAACTAAATGATACGTCTAACCACGCTATCACACTCACCAGTTTAGAGGAGTTTATTGAAATTGATTTCATTCAAATCACTAACATCTATATTACCAACAACTCTGGCGGTACTGCTGCTGTTAAATTGCTCATGGCTTAATGCTGCTGTTGGCAGAAAATTAGTATTAGTAAACCTTAATGTTGCTGACTTACCTTCAAGCCCACCTGATGGAACCATAGCTTACATTGAAGATGGTAACGCTGCTAATGACTGTACAACTGGAACAGGTAGTACTCAGGTTATGTGTATTTATGATGGCTCTGCTTGGAATGCTATTACAGGGGTGACTGGGGGAGATATTCTATATGAATCAGAATTAGATTCTGAGTCTGAATTAGAAACACAGCTTACAGATGTATCGAATGTATTCACTAATAACGATGGTGCTTTGGATGATGACGATATAACAGATGATGCATCAACCTCATTAACAGATACTGCCGATTTGCTATATGAAACAGAGTTAGATTCCGAGTCTGAATTAGAAACTCAAATAGCAGATATGGCGAACATTATTCAAGCTGCTGAGATAGATGCGTTTTCAGAAGTACAGGCTCTTGTTGCAGACAAGACCTTAATTAATGAAGAAGATGCTCCCACTTTTGATGTGGATGTTTCAGTTCCTGATGAAGTATACGGAGCTGGATGGAATGCTTCAGTGGAAGTACCAACTAAGAATGCCGTTTATGACAAGATAGAAGCGGTCGGCGGTTCAAGTGAGTGGACAGATACAGGAACTATTCTTCATTCAAATGAAGAGACGGCAGATGAGATTGCTATCGGTGGAACAACTGAAGCTGGTGCTGATATATTTCTAGGTGTTGATGGTGTGGCTGTATTTAACGAACAGGGAGGGGATTCAGATTTTAGAATAGAAGGGGATGATAATACAAACCTATTAAATACAGATGCAGGCTTGTTCTCAGGCAAAGGATCTATTGGATTAGGTGCTGCTGCAGCTAACACAGGGTTTGTAAATATTACACCAGCTGCTTTTACTTCTGCTGCTGATACAGACATTGCAGTAGTGCAAATAAAACCTACTGGAGTAACTATACCAACAGGAACAACTGGTGTAGCAGCTTCATTAAGAGTTTCAGAACCAGTGATTACAGAAACTGGAACTGTTACTAACGTCTCAGCTATATATGTTGACTCATCAGCCCATGAAGGAACTAACAATTATGCGCTCTGGGTGGATACTGGTGCAGTTCGTATAGATGAACAAATGTTAGTAAATGACGGTCAAGGTGATTTCGACACTCAATTTAAAAGTGATACTAACGACTTTACTTTCTTTATAGATGCTTCGGAAGACAATTTAGGGTTTGGAACTAACACACCCGCAACACAGGTAGAAGTTTATGAAGATACGGCAGCTACTGACGCTGTGGTTGATGTACTCACCTTAAGTAATAATTCTACAGGAACAGTTGCAGCAGGTTTTGGAGTAGGAATTAGTTTTGAGCTTGAAGATGCCGCTGGAAATGAACAGCAAGCATCTCAAGATGTGGTTCTCACCACAGTTACAGACGGGGCTGAAGATGCTGATATGTTCTGGACTATTAATCAATCTGGAGCGCTTACAGAGATATTAAGATTAGATGCTTCTGGTGATAGTGCTATAGTTTCTGGAACAGTAGCCACAGACGTTGGTTTAGATGGTGTTGGTGCCGTTGATTTAGATTATGGTTCTGCAGACATCACAGACCATACCTTTGTTACGGATGGCACTGGTACAGCCGAAGTAGTCCTACCTGCAGGTTCAATAGATTCCACAGAAATATTAGATGAAACCATACTGGAAGCCGATCTAAAAGGCGTTGACGGTCCTGCAGATGAAGAGATACTTACCTTTGAAGCTACAACAGGAGATTTTGAATGGGAAGCACCAGTAGTTGAAGGGTGTAGAGTCACTGATGCTGGCGCACAAACAATTACAACCGCAACAACAACAAACCTAGAGTTCGATACAGAGACTTATGATTACAACACAATTCACGATACCAGTACAAATAATGACAGAATAACCTTTGAACAAACTGGCGTATACATAATTACTTGTCATGCAAATTTTGCATCTAATGGAACAGGAGAAAGAATGCTATTAATAGAAAAAAATGGAACTACTTTAATAGCCCAACAAGAATGGGATACCAACGAAGCTGGAAGAACTTTCATGTCTATTACTACAATGGATTCTTTTACCCCCACAGAATATGTCGTCTGTCAGGTTAGACAAACGAGTGGTGGAAATCTTAACATCGAAAAGTTAGCTTCAAGGTCACCGGAATTTGCAGCCCATTTTATACATCAATCAGGATTAATGGAATAAAGGATAAAGAAAAATGGCAACAAAATTGGATTAAAAACAATCTGTAAAGGAGACATGAATGGCAACATCAAGTGATTTAACTTTTACATTAGAATTAATACGTAGATTAAATGAACATACTAGCCGATTAAAAAATGCAGGGAACGATTTAGATAAGTTTTTAACTGAAGTACAGCTAATTGTTGATACCCCCTCTGAATACACAAAACTCACCAATGGATTAGCTGATCTATCGGATTACACTATAGGAGACTTAAACTCTATTAAAAGCGATTTAGAAACAGCACGAGATTGGGTTGCTGCTAACTTATAAAAGGACACAGGAAATAAAATGGCGCAAGCGCAAAACGGTAATGGATGGGCAAAACTTTATGTAGTAGGGGGTTTCGCAGTTTTATTTGCATGTTTAGGAGTTATCTACGCAGAGTCGAGAGAACATGAAACTAGAATTAGTCAGGCAGAAGTGAAACAAGAAGGTTTAGAAAGAGAAGTGTTAGTTAAGCTTGAATATATAAGCAAGAACCAAACACGAATATTAGATTTACTAGCAAAGGGTGTTAAATGAATAAGTTATTAATAGCGGTTATAGCTCTATCGTTAACGAGCTGTAGCTTGTTCAAAGATGAAGTTAAGAAGCCTCAAGGTAAAACAGCTTACTCACATGGGTTATTTATAGGTTGGGGTAGAGTCTGGACCTGGCACTTCCTTGATCCTGAAGCATTAGCATCTGCGCTACAAAGAAATAAATTAAATCTTACAATCGTGGAATTAGGTGGTGATTTTGATGATGTTTATTTTAATACTTCCTTAGAAAAGCTTCCGGCTTTCCTTGCAGCTATGAAGAAGCACAACATATGGACTGAGGTAGTTATCTCTAACTCAAACGCTCCTGGCATAACAAAAAGTGAAGCTTGGTATAGAGGTTATATAGATAAAGTTCATGCAATTACAGAAGCTTCTGGAGCTCATGTGTTAATAAATCCGATTACTGAGCCAGGAAATTTTAAAGATGGTAACAGAGCTAGTATACGCAAAATGGAAAACATAATTGAATATGCGTACTCCAAGTGGCCTTCTAACATAATGATTGCAGAACAGCGTCGTGAGCCTTATAGAAAATTCCTCAGTAGGGCAGCTATACAAGAGTATCACCACTGCAGATATCCTGATTCAAGGACAATGCAAACAGGGGTTATGAACTCATTTGATTGTTCACCTCTACTTAATCCTGCTCCAGAAACACTCTACGAACAAACTAAATTAGCAATAAAGAAAAAAGCTCATCTAATAATATACAGAGGCCATAAAACAGACGCTTCAATAGAAGAAGCAAGAATGGCTTACATGAAAAGAGCCATAGAAGAATCTTAACAAAGGAGAATATATGAAATTTTCATGGTTAACCAACATATGGAAAGGCGTTCAGCCAGTGCTTATAGCCAGTGCTATTACCGTCGGTCTAAACGCTTTAAACCTATTAGAAGGACAGATCAGTGAAGGCAACCTCAACTTAGGCTTTGCAACAGGGTTGATTATCGGTCTAGTTCAAATGCTTAAAAATTATCTAAAGAACAAGGACAATGGATAAGGGTTTATTCGGTTTAATAATTGGGGCGGTTGGTACTTTCCTAAGTATCATCTTGCTCTCAATTAAAAGAAGTAACCGAAAACAAAAAGAAAGAAAAAAGAGAGCACATGATCTTCATGAGCAATTTAAAGAAGCCATTGAAAACGGTGATCCTACTGGGGTTACTGGTGGCTTCGATGACATTCACAGGATGTAAAACAACTATTCATGCTGTATCAGGACAAGACATTGTTTTAATGAAAGCTGGTAAGAGTCATACACCGGATAGGGATGGCTACTTCTTAAGTAATGAATATCTTAAAAGAGTAGCTAAAACAAAGATAGATGAAGCACAATAAACCAAAACCTACCTACAAGCCTTTCGGCACACCTTTAAAGAACTATTCTAAAGATATCCAATCTAAATTGGATAAACTAAAACATAGAATAGCTAATCAAACTAAAGTTAGTGGAACCATAGAAGTTAATCCTTAATAAGGGTAGCATTAAAACCACACTTCCACTTATCAATTAGTTTCAAATCTTCTTTTTCTAAACCCATTCTAGCTATTCGTTCTAGCTCATTCCATTTCCACTCTTCGGGTATCTTTACTATTCGATCTAAAACTTCACTATAAATAGATATTTCAGCTTCAGCACTTCTTAATATGTCTATGGGACAATCATTAAGAATTCCATAGATAGCTTCATCCAACCATCCAAGTTCTTTAAATCTATTTAGACACTGCCTTACAGCATAAGGATTCTTGTTCCTTATAGATTGTTTAAGTAAGTCTATCCCTTTTTGTTTTCGCTGTTCCATGTCGCGTAGTGCTCCACAAATTCGTCTATGTTCTCATCAAAGGCTTCTAGGCAATCATTCCAGCCATGATCATACGGGTCTCCATGATCTCTTTCTTCCGGAAGCATTTCCCTTATCCAATCAATCATGTAATCTAATGGGTGTTGTAGTTTCATGTTATATTCCTATCCCAAAACTTCATTTGTGCAGCCTTAAAAATTAGTTCACCTTTCTCTAAAACCCAATCATATTCAAAATCAATTAAAACAATTTTCTTCATAAGTTTTTTAGTCCATCTTGCTATTTCTCTTCTATTTTCTCTTCTATTCCATTTTTCAATTCGACGAGGGGTAAGTTTTTTAATATGACGTTCAACTGTTGGTTTCATAACAACCTCACAAAACATAAATTACAATAGTAGCAACTAGAACAAAGCCTCTACCGAACTCAGAGATATGTATGTTGCTTCTAAAAAACAAACCAAACCCTGTGGTTAGTATGGTAAGAGCCACAATTCTACCCACCACTAGGTACCAACCAAGGTCAGTAAAGAGCAGAGGAAGCGAACTGAGGCCATAAAAAAAGCCTGTTAAAGCCCAATTTGTGTGTCTTAGCTTATTATCATCCTTCCAGAGCTTCGTTATCTTCTTCCAATAAGTTGTTAGAGCAGCCCACAGGAAGGCAAAATGAAGGAAATGTTGCCAAGAACCATCTCTTATTAAATACATGGCTAGACCTACAGTGATAAGAGAGCAGGGGATGTCACGCATCTTAGAATTGAGATACCAAGGGCCTCCGCCTCGTCCTCCACACCAATAAAATGCACCACTGATTGCTGATAGTATTGCTATTAAGATCCATTCATTCATGTTATCTCTCCTCTTAAATCATGGTCTATTTTAGCTTCTTCACAAAACCCTACAGAGCAAATCAAAAGAAATATTACAGTTAATGCTTTCATTCCCCCTCTACAATATAAAGATGTCCGTTAATGTAAAAACCAGATCCTTTAAGAACATATTCAAACGCTTGAAGCACTTCATCTATTGTGTTTTCATTTGTAACTAACATAACTTTTAAACCACCATATTTATAAATTGCTATTTGATTATCTTTCATTTCTTTCCCTCCCAAGCATCCCACTTAAGAGTAGGTTTATTAAATGCTTCCAACATCATCTCTAAATCTCGTTTAATTTCTTTTTTTGTATCGCCATAAGGACTAGAAGGTGAATCAGTTACAGCCATTACCTTTTTATCATCTTCATAATAAGTTTCGTGAATAGAAAACAGACTTTCACCATGAAACATTTGTTTAAAAACTCGATAATTCCATGTCATCATTTACAGTAACCCCTGTATATCTTTATAGTTAACAATTTAGTTAATTAGCTGTGTACAGTTATATTTAAATATATACATTTAATACGTTATTCAAATTAAGGACCGTATCCTTTATACGTGACATATAATCCTTCCAAATATTTAGCTTTCTTTTTCTTAGACCAGCTCTGAGTCACATAAAAATCTCTTAGTTCTATAGTCCCATCTTCATGTCTTTTAGCTATCCATCCATCATAAACATAAGGATCTTCTATGTAGAGAATGTCTTTCATCATTTCCCCCTCTTTGGGTGTTCACAACTCAGCACCGCAATGATGACAGTGAGTATTCTTAACAACTAAATTAATACCCTTACACTTAGGACATATCTTTTCTACATGAGGACAAGACTCGACATCGCAGGTATGAGGGATCATTCTATCTCCAGTGCTTTTTTGACTTCTTTTAGGCATTCATTCCATCCATTGGATCTCCTATGAATGAACTATTGCTGAAATAATTAAAACAATAAAAAAAGAAATAAATAATGAAAAACCTTCATCCCCCTCTAAATCAAACAACCAAGAAATTATTCCAGCTATTATCGTCCAAACAAAAAACCATATACCTAACCAACCCCACCAACTCATCAATCCCTCCATCTATTAATAAATCCACTAATGCAATCTGCTATTAAAACTATTCCTAACAGAATTGCTAATACAGGCGAAATAAGAACAAGTAATGTTAATCGTAGGAATGAAGAGTCTTTTAACTTTTGATACCTACGTAATTCATAAGGCGGTGTTGATTTAATAGTAACCATCTAGATACCTCCCGATCGCTATAATGAACGTAATTAACCAACTAATTGCTGAACCCCAAACTAAGCCTATAATGTAATCCAAAATCATTTTCTTCCTCACAGTGGGAATGGTATCCCAATGAAATGTCATTTAATTCCATTAACAAATTGCCACAATAAAAACAGATAATGTTTTCTTCCATAAAACCTCCTAATCAAAGTTATAAGCTTTCTTATCCTTAAACTTGACCGTAGCTTTATCGAACTCTAACCATACCCACCCACAAGGGCCGTTGCGTTGCTTAGCAACATCAATTAATACTTCAGGTGATTCATCGCTCACAAACTCATCAGCATTACTACTCACTTTCCTCTTACTCATCAAAATAACTACATCTGCATCTTGCTCTATAGAACCACTCTCTCTTAAATCTGATAATCTAGGCTTCTCATCACTCCTAGCTTCAACACCTCTATTCAACTGACTTAAAGCTATTACGGGGATGCTTAAATCTTTGGCAATGGCCTTCAACTCTCTACTAAACTCAGCTACTTCTAAATCTCTTCGCTCAACTTTCTTGCCTTGGTACCTAAGCAACTGCATGTAATCCACTATCAAAACTTTAATATCATGCTCACGCTTAGCCTTCTTTGCTATATGCCTAAGATTCATCTGCGTTAGATTGCACTGATCATTGATGTGGAGTGGGGCATCTTTCAATTCATTACCTGAATGGACAATAGACTGCCACTCATCTGCTTCCATAAAGCCACTCTTCATCTTCTCATAAGCAACACCAGACCTAGCAGAGATCACACGATTACCCAATTGCTCCTCACTCATCTCTAGAGAGAAAAAGAGGACGGGTTTTTTTTCATTCATTGAGATATGCTCAGCAATATTTAGGGCTAGCGTGGTCTTTCCCACACTAGGTCTGGCAGCTATTATTATGAGATCACCAGGTTGAAAACCTGATGTCAGGTTGTCTAACTCTTCATAGCCTGTTTTCAAACCTGAAACCTCACCTTTGTGTAAATGAACTAATTCTAAAGAGGCTAAGTTGCGATCCATCAGATCGCTAAAAGAGGAAAGGCGGAATCCATTCGTTGATGTATCAGCTATACTGAGAATGTCTCTCTCAGCCTCACTCACTACACCATCAACGTCTACGGATGGGGTAAAACACTTAGCCTCTAAAGTTCTACTCTGTTCAATAACTCTTCTTAAAATATATTTCTCTTTAATAATGTTGCTATGCTCTCTCCAATTATCTGAAGTCATAACAGCATTAGTCATACAAGTTAGTTCATACTTACTAATGTCTCTCTCTTTCGTTACTTCTTCTGATAAATAAATAAGATCTATTTTCTTTCCTTGGCTATAAAGATAGGTAAGGGATCTAAAAATAACTCTGTTGTTGTCTAAGTAGAAATACTCTTCTCTGACAACCTCGGCTACTTCATCTATAATTTCGTTGTAGTTAATCATCGCACCTAACAATGCGACCTCCGCTTCAATGTTCTGTGGTAACATCTTCTCTTGCATAACCCGTCCTTGGTATTTAGTCGTCAATCCATGGAGCAGGGTAGTTATCCCCTAAATCTTCTCCTGGATCCTTTGGACCATTTCTAAAAAGGTAGTAAATCTCAAACATGCGTATGAGTCTCTTTTGTTCTTTTTAAAAATCAATAAGGGTTCTTTATACTCGTGGCAATCTCTCTCAACTTGATCTAACCATTGCTCTATACGTATTTGTTCACAATGCTTGCACTCAATACAAAAGGCGTGTATATACTCAGGTGGCTTGTAACCTTGAAGCACGTCAGCATCGTATAAATCACCCTTAATCTCCAAGCCACCACTAAGAGGAACCCTTCTAAACGTAGTACCTAGAACATAATTAATCATTCCAGCTACTACACGCTCAAAACGATTGCCTTTACTTCTTGAGTTTATCTTTCCCACTTGTAATAACCTCTTGTATCTGTTGATTTGAAATTAGATTAATAATCGCAATTCTCATCTGTTTCTCTTCCTTTGGGGTCATTCTTGTCCTCCAGCGTTAGTTTTATGTGAAATGTTGTAGTGTCGTAATTATCGTTGTAAACTTTTGAGCCTGTGATCTTAACTTCTGTGTTCTTTAAATATTTTTCTAACAACCTTTCTACTAAGGTAAGAATAACTACTTCTTTATTCATAACACCTCCTTGTACTGCTTATATTCTGTAATTTCTTTTCGACATAAAAACATATTTTCAATAAACTTTTCTCTCGATTGATTAGGATCTCTCTTGTTGTAATTAAGCCAAAGGTTTATATGTTTTATAAAAGCTTTAGCTTGTTTTCTTTTAAGAACAAAATATGCAGACTCTAAGAAAGGCAAAAACTTCTTTAAATGCTTTTTGGATGAAATTCTATAAACATAACAGGGGTTTCCATTAGGGGAAGTGGAATAGCTAGTATAAGAGATATACCCACCAAAGATATCCTTAAACTCATAAAGAACATCAGCGCAATCAACCCTCTGAGTTATACTAAATACAGGGGTAGGGTAATAACCTGGAATATTTGAAGTAAAACACCCCTCACCATCAATAAAGCCAGCGTAGTAACCCAACTTATAACTATCAATACAAGGAACTTTATATTCGCTCATATCTTCTCCTATTGGAAATCTATTGCTTTTTTTAAGGATTTTATCTTTTGTAAAAAAGTAATAGGACTTGTGTTAGGTAAGTCATTAGCAAAATCAACAATTAATTTTGACAATTGATCTGTATTTTTAAAGATAAACACCGCTCTCCGCCCATCTTTTAGAATATTTTTAATAACCTCTCCATTTATTGATAAATAGGCAGATAACCAAAGATCACTTGTTTGAAACTCATCCTTCATTGTGTAAACTGTATTTTTTGATGGAACATTATATTCACTCATAGCTTTTTATATTCCTTTTCTAGTTGATAAAGACTACGGCCATGGCGAAACATCTTTAATCCAATCTCTCTCTTTTCTTTACATATGGAATGGATAACTAGGTTTTCTGTAGTTCTACTGACTTGAATGATGATTACATTCTCGATAGGCTCATCTTCAACTTCATTCCAGTACTGTTCGTAAGCTGCAATCTGAGCAATATGAGCTTCATGCACTGAGGAGGCCGATTTAATGTCGGCTAGGGTTAGCTGACCATCAATGCGAACAACTAGATCTAAGGTGCCTCCACATTGAAATTTCTCACTCACTATCACACGCTCACTCTCAATGTAGGTAGGATTTAAACGCTTCTCCCACTTCTTAAATGCCTTTAAACTTAGATCAGTATAATCCCAATCCTCTTTGGATATGTTATACGGATCTAAAGTCCAATTCTCTATATGACATTGTATCTTTAAGTGACAAAGAGTACCAAGGTAGGCTAGGTATTTAAGTACTTCGGCTGGATCATTACCTTCTTTATACTGCTTTACGGTCCATCCGGTTATAGCACCCTTGCCATAACCTAGTTTGTCGAGAACAGTGGTGGTCCCTGGAACTAACTTGCCACTTTTGAGTTTGTACTTTATGTGGGACTTTCGGGGTTGATGCTTAACTATCTTCTTTTCTGAGATATTACTCTCTTGAATCGAAAATTCTTCTTTGTTCATCGGTGAGTTCTCCTTTTAGAATAAATATATTCTTAGTACTCTCCTCATCGTATTCATCATTTACTGCATTAAGTACTGCCTCCTTATCTTCACATTCATCTGGGATATCTGTAAATGAAGTGGGGATTCTCTTGTCTTGCTTTGCTTTTTCTAGGTCTACCTTCCATGGTAGATATCTTTGTACAATTACTATTGCCTTGCTCACTCACTTCTCCTGGCTCCATCCTCTTCAATAGGTGATAGGTTAATTTAGAATGCAAAGTCGTCATCCTTCTTTGCTGGGGCTGATGCTACTGGGGCACCTTCTTCTCCCTCAATGGCTACTAGAGCGAACTCAAAGCCTTTAGGAGCTACTAAATGGAAGTTAGGCTGTTTACCTTGCTGCTTCTCGTTTCTCCAAACATTGATGAACTGATCACCAATCTTTCCACCTAACACAGTATTTCCTTTGACATCCTTCTTCCACAGACCTACTCGGTTATTTGTATACTTAGGCATTTGTACTCTCCTTTTTTTCTTTTAGTTTTCCATCAATTTGATGGCCCATATGAACTAAGAAATTAGTTAAATCCACCAATTCCTCTTCGTGTAATACTATCTGGGAAACAAATTCTGACTTATCCTTCCTTAAAAACATAATTGACGCCTTATGGTCGTCTCTATAAGAAATAAGTGCTTCCAAACCATATTCCCCTAGCTCTCTCCCTATAATTGTCATCCGTCCCTCCTTGCTTCGTTTAGGTTAAAATCAGCTAACGGATCACCAAATCTTTCTTCTTCTAACTTTTTAGCCCTAGCACTCAAACTTTCAAAGAGCTTAAACATTGAATCCTGTATCTCTTTTATCTTTTTTAGTTCAGCATTTATTAACTCTTTCTTTTCATCCATTAATCTTTTCTCCTTGTCATTTGTTGCAGTTGTTTTAAACGATCCTGGCGTTCCTTCTCTTTAAGATTGTCGTTCTGTCCTTCTAATTCTTCTTTACGCAAATTCAACCAAGTCTCAAACCTTTGATCCCAATAAATAACTCCTTTACGCTTATCTCTTGGAACAGACTTGACCTTACGGGTGTATATCTCTAAGGCATTGTCTAAATCGATTGTCGGAAACTTTTTAGTGAAGTCTTCTCTGATTATGTCTAAATTTATGAACGTTTGTGTCTTCCAGTCGTACTTAAACCTTAACTCTGTGAAATATGTGTTTCTTTTTAGTTTCTTTTCGAGTACCTCTGAGTATCTTGGGGAAAGGGGACTCGCGGAATCAGGGGATAGGGGGTTGTTGGAGCTTCTTAAAGCATTGGTAATAGTTGATCTATCGAAATTATCGAGGATTTTATTTTTAATAAAATCAAAAGCTTGCTTTAAAGCTTCTAGACTTAAAGCTTCTATAGAAGCTTTATACTTATTTAAACTACTTATAGTTGTGAAGCTTCTACTAGAGGCTTCTATATAAGCTTTATATATATCATTAATAGGCGGATTTTTTCTTTTTGGTTCTTTTTCTTTTGAATCGAACTGGTCGGAGTTGGGTTGGTTGTTTAGGAGGTCGGTTAGGGGGGCTGTGGACTCGTAGAAGAAGTTCTTTAGCTCTTCGCGAATGATTAGACGGATTTCGTACTGATCCAAGGTTCCCCCCGTTGGAATTTAACGATTAACTACTATTAACCAAACCAAAATACCTATTAACTCGCCTCCAATAAGAAGCGCAATTGCCTCCATTTATCTCCTCTAACTTGTCTGTATTCGGGTTTGATGTCGTAAAACTTAGATATATTAAAGTCAGGATCATAGTTTTTAGCCTCTAAGATGAAGGCTAGAACTTGTTCACCTGATAGTTTCGCTCTAGAATCCTCACACATTAGGCAACCAAGGAATGAATCTGATGGTTCTGCACCTAGTTGGGGTATAAGAAGTTTGCGTACTGCTTTAATACGGTGTTCTTTTTTGTTGGTTAGAAATTCAGAGATCCAGTTAGAATACTTCTGTTTGTTAAATGCAATCATTACTGCCTCCTGGTTTAATTGAGATACGGGCGAGTTAGCAATGATGTTGGTATTAACCGATTTGTCAGTAATCTGCGTCACATTAGGCTCCACACCTAACTACGCTTACGTCGCATAATATATATGGGGTAGAAAAGCGTAGTCTTTATTCGGTTAGTATTTACAACAGGCTTTACAACTTATTTCTTAAGAAGTTTATGATTTTGGTTAATGTTTGTCAATACTTTTTAAAAATATGTATCTTTTTTATTAGCAAACTAGTATTATGTGCTTATGAATTACGGAAATTACTTTGCAAAACTATGGAGTTCTAAGCGTCCAGACCTAACCATGACCAGCTTCGCAAGAGAGCTAGGCGTTACCCAACCGTTTGTAAAGCAGATTGAAATGAATATTAGGTCTCCTAGGAAAGAAATGCGCGACAAGATGATTAGGATACTAGGCTTGAAAGGCAAGGAGTGTGATGATTTTATATACAACTCTATCCTATTTAGATTAGATGATAGTGATGAAGGGGATATGATTAGGCTTCAGAGGAAGGGTTATTTTTAATATTAAGAAATTCTTGTAAGCGACCATATCTATATGGGTGCCTTAACATCATTAAACCTTTAGCTTCTATTTGCCTCACTCTATCACTACTGATTTTGTAAATATTTGCTATATCCTTAAGAGTTTCACCCTCCATGCGCATCATTAGAATCTTGCTAGACCTTGGGTCTATAGTTTTTAATGCTCTATGCACTTCCTCTTTCATTTCATCATCCATAGCACTATCAACAGTTGAGTCTGGCGCTTCTATTTGTTTTATGTCTACACCTGACTCGATCATATCCGTGAATGAAGTCTCTATCACTGTCTTTGTTTCTTTCTTACCGTAGAGTTCAATAGGGAAGAGGTCTTCGGGGATTATCTTTACTGCTTTTGATATCTTAATACAAATATCTTTATATTCTTTTGAGTTCTTCTTTAAAGGATGAAAGGCTAGATTCAACAAACTACCCACGATACTACCGGTTAGTTTAATCCTTTTATGCTTCCTACAGAAATCAGCCACTGATTCGTAGTTGTCAAATATTGCATGCCATAAGATATTATTTCTAACTCTGGCTTCTATTCGTAGGTTTTTAGTCATTACTTTCCCCTTTAAATATTATCCCAGTAGTTTAGTTCATAACGTAATGCAAGTCTAGCGCAAGTTATCTCAGCCCAAGCGTCACTTCCTTTAACACTAAGCTCTCCTCTTTTGTGCATTCTCATTAGTTGACGTTCAACACTTTGAAGCTTTTGGAACATTCTGCGTAGTTCTTTCATTGTCCGTCCTCCTTTTGTTTGGTTAGGCTATAGATTCAAGATATACATTTTTAATATCTTCGTTTCGGTATAGGTTATCGTTTGCAACTTCTTCCTTAACCATGTCAAAAAACCTAGTCAGGTATTTAGAGAACTTTTTAGCTAGGTCTTGGGGGCTCTTTGACTTAATTATTCTATAACTCACTTTTTTATGACTCATTGCATAATATTTGCTTTCAGGCTTACAACTTAAACGATGGTAATATCGCTCTAATTGTAGACCTTCGTCGTTTTCTCTTATAGTAAACACTCCATAACCACTGTCATTTTCTCTTATATTATTAGAACAGTCTCTTTGCTCTTTTATTAATCCTATTGAGATATGAACATCATCGCCGAGACAGGCGCGTCTCGTCTCAAAGAAGCCATTGGGGGCTTGTTTTAAATACTCTTCTTTTAACAACTCAATTGCTTTCGTCTTCATCTTCCACCGTCCTTTCGTCATGTCATGACGTTTGTTGGTTAAAAAATATATGTGTTTCTTTGTTTCTATTCGATTATGTTTTAAAGATTATCATGTCTTGTCATGACATGTCAAATAAAAAAAATATTTATTTTACTTTGTGTTTATTTTCTTCATACCATTGACGAACTGCATCATTAATCATGCTGTTGAAATTAATATCTAGACTGATACATGTCTTTTTAATCTTTGGCAACATTTCTAATGTTTCGTTCTGCCAGCGTAATGAATGTGTGTCCTTAATTATCTTTTGCATAAGTACAAAATATCAAAAGGCTAGCATCATGTCAAGACATGACTATTAAATGCTATAATCTAAGAATGACAAAGAAACCAGAGACGAAAGAAGCGAAGAACAAGAGACTGAATGAGTTAAATAGAAAGACTAAAGCGTTAAAGGGTTTAACTCTTCAACAGAAGAAGATCGTTAAGGAGATAGGCAATCCTAAGCATAAAACAGTATCAGATGTAGCTAAGACAATAGGGATGCCTCCTTCATCAGCTCGGAGTAAGATCTATAGAGACATTAAAAGCCCAAAGCTACAGAGAGCTATCCAGTTATACTATGCCAATGGAGAGAAAAATTTCCTGGCAGACATAGCTAGAGGCACAATTGTTGACGTGATTGAGGATGAAACAGTAGATCCAAGCGTAAAATCTC